TGTTGCCTTTAAAGCACCTTGACCAAAAGCATTATTTGATGCGCCAGTTGTGTTGTTAAACAACGCTTGGAAACCTAGCGCATTGTTGTTATATCCACTTGTCTGCGCTTTTAGTGATTGATAGCCAACCGCTACGCTTGCAGAGCCAGTTGTATTTGCCGATAAAGCCGAATTACCAAAAGCCGTATTGCTTGAAATGGCGCTATTACCCAAACCAACCGTCAAGCTGTTAATAGAGGCGTCATTGGCAAGGGTCAACGTACCACCCGACAACTGCATTGTTTGCGTACCAGAACTATTTTGCCAATAAGTAGAATCGGCTTTGAAATAGTTTGCCGAAACGCCTCCGTTACCAAGGCTCATCGCCCATGTGCTTGAACCAAACGTACTAGCAGAGCCGTTATACAAACGACCAATAACGGAAAAGGATGTCCCGTCATAAGTCAGGTTGGCAGAAGCACCAAATGCACCGCTGTTGTTGTACTGAACTTGTGTGTTCGAGCCTGCAACAACGCCAGCACCACCCGACCCAGCCAACACCTTGATCGCTGAACCGGTGTTGTAGTAAAGTTTTCCATCGGCGTAATTTATAGCCAACTCACCCACAGCCAAGTTGCTAGTAGTAGGAACGTTGCTGGCCGTGCCAGACTTAAACAAAATAATGGGCGTGTATCCAGTTTGTGCCATGTTTCTTCCTTAGAAAGTTCCGCCGTTGATGCCGCCGGTAATCGCGTTTGATGTTCCGTTATAAGTCAATCCAGAGTTGACCGTAATGCCATTGTTGCCCGATGTGGCCGTCACAAAGGCAAGATAGTTGGTTGTCGCACTACCCGTTGAGGTCGCCACATTGGTGGCATTTGTCGCTGTGGTAGCCGTTGCAGCATTACCACCAATACTCAAGCCCGATGCCGTGCCAGTAATGTTTGTACCAACCAACGTGCTAGGTGTGCCCAAATTGGGCGTTACCAGTGTTGGCGATGTGGCCAACACCACACTACCAGAACCCGTGGTTGATGAGCTGGACGCTGCAGTCAATTGCCCCTGAGCATTGACCGTGAAGTTGCCAATCGTGTAAGAACCCGCAGTTACAGCTGTGTTCGTAATGCTAAACTGTGTGCCAGTGAGCGTCAGTCCAGTACCGGCAGTATACGAACCAGCGCCAGCAAACTGCACCCAAGTAACCGCAGTAACACCTAGTGTGCCGCCTGGGTCAACCGTACAAACCCAACCCGTATCGCCCTGCAAAGTACCTTCTTCAACCCACACATAAGCAGAAACCAATTGGTTCCATGTGTTGGCATCACTAGAGCGGGTCCATGCGCCCGAAGAAGACACATAAATACCGTTATTTGCTGCAGTTGATTGATTTTTAACCAGCACACGGCTGGACGATGTTGTAATACCGTCAATTGTCTGCTCACCAGACAGCGTGATGTTGGCTGTCGTAGCAACCAATACCGGCGCTTTGGTATTCAACCCTTGAGCCACCGAATCAACGTACTGTTTAGTGGCCAGTTGTAGTGCCGATACGGGGTCTTGCGTCACCGTCACGCTGGTCAATCCAGCAAGCGTTGAAGCCGTAGTACCCAACGAAATTGCTGTTGAACCAATCGTCACCGAACTGTTTGCCAACTGAGCGTTGGTAATAGTACCAGATAGCGATGTTGTTGGGATTGTGGTGCTTGCTGTGGTTGCACCCGCGCCATTACCGTACAAATAGCCTGTGAGGCCCAATGCCAAGCTATTCAGTGTGGCAAGGCCTGTGGTACTCAGCGTTGTAAAAGCGCCCGTAGAGGCCGTTGAAGCCCCTATTGTGGTCCCGTTGATTGAACCACCAGTAATCGTGACGTTACTAAATGTGCCTGCTGCAGCCCCCTTTGAGGCCAGCACTTGAATGGTGTTTGTATTGTCTTTGTAAAAAAGCTTACCATCAGTGATATTGATGGCCAACTCAGAACCGCTTGAGCTGTTGGTCAGACTAGAAGCAACTGGCGAATTTCCAGAAGTACTTGATGCGTATAACAGGATGGGTGTATAGCCAAATTGTGCCATTTTTATTCCTTAAAAAGCTCCGCCACCGATGCCGGTAGTAGCCGTTAAAATTGGGCTAGAAAATCCGCCTGTTGATGGGTTATATTGCAATTTAGTAGACGAGGTGTACTCGGTTGTCACATTGCCGCTTGTAGCGCTTACAAACACAGGATACCGCGTTGCGTTTGTGGTTGTATCATCTTGCAACGTCACATCCCCACCAGGCGCACCTTGTGGAATACCAAAATTAAAAATTGCGTTGGATGTTGTACCCACATTCGTCACGGTGGGTGTTGCGCCGTAAGGCAGTGTGGTTGCTGTTCCAGCTGTTAGCGTTGCTGCAGCACCAGTAGCGCCGGTGTCGCCTTTAGGCCCTTGTGGTCCAATCACATAACCGGCATCTGTCATAGCGCCAGTTGAATTGGTTAGAATTAAGTGGCCTGCACCGTTTACAGTTGCAGCAATATAGCCAGGAATTGGGCCAGCAGATGATGTTGTGCCATCGCTGTAGTAAAACACCAAGTAATTACTTGAATTAAACGCAACATTCGTGATCAACTTTCCCGGCGAAATTGCGTTGGCAATTTGGCTGATTTGGACCTGCTTAGTAACGCCGCCTTGGACAATGACTGTTTGTTCATTGCCCGTAACGGTCTGTGCAACAGGAAGTTGGGTTATCGACTGATCAGCCATTTAATTATATGTGAACCCGCCGTTGAAGGTTGCAGTATTAAAAGAGGTTGTCACAGTCACGTTAACAGGACCCGTCACAGCATAAGCTGGCGTAACGGCTGTTATTGTGGTCGAATTCAAAATATTAAAACTTGCGGCATGTGTTCCACCAAACGCCACATTCGTAGTATTGGTAAAATTGTTGCCTTGGATTGTTACGTTTGTACCGCCCAACTTTGTGCCATTGTTAGGTGTCACAGAGTAAATAATCGCAGCCAAAGAATTGTTTGATACTGCAGTGCTGTTGTAGTTCAAATCGCCCTGAGTATTGCCACTTGGAACGCCTTCAATAAAGATTGCGTTATTACCATACCCGTCTGTAGTTAAGATCTCGTTGGCAGTCAACGCAATATTAACATCAGGACGAGGAAACCGAAGCGCAATGTTTTCAGTTTGACGAGCAGGTAAGCGCCAAGGGTCAAACTTATCTAAATCATCCTTGCATACCCGCATCCCAGGAAAGTTGGGATCTGGCATTAAATCTACATAGGCGAACTTACGGTTACACCTATCACAAATTGCAATAGATAAAACCGAGTTTGCGCGGGTATCAAGGTAGACAGGCATTTAAGTGCCTTACGCTGTTTGACCGTCGAGCTTAATCAACTTACCAGTTACAATAACACCAGCCGCAATAGTGCCTGTGCTTGCAGAAAGTTGCCATTGAATATCGGTTTTTTGCGTATACGCAAAAGGATCCGATGCGCGGTTGGCTGAGTACAAGGAGACAAAAGGTTGTTGCAACACAGTCAATTGAACACCGGTCACGTTGTTTAACGCTTGAACACGATACGTAACAATCACACTGCCAGTGTAGCTATTAGAAGTATTGACTTCTGCTAAATCTAAATAGAAAGTATAACCATTTGGCACAGTAAAAACTGTGCTTTGTGATTTACCAACGCCAGCGTTAATTTGAGCCAAAGTATTAGTGCTTTGCTTGATGGTAATAGTACCAACATTTGTAACTTGGCTAGTGCCTGGAGACACCATAACCAAACTATTAACACGCAAATAACTATTAACCGTAGTGACACCCGTAGTGCCATTCAAAAACAACGTTTCTGAAATGGGGTTAAAATTAGCATCCAAACCACTAATAAGGACCGATGCGCTGGTATTATCCGACGTAGAAGTACTAACTAGAGTCAGGGTAGATGCTGATGTGGGAAAAGTGTAAGTTGAAGCATTTTCCCAAATTGGAATTGGGGTTGTGCCAACGGATGCTTGATAACCAAAAATGCTAACAGTTTGATGACCAGCAATTTGGTTACGAGCAACTTGTAAATCAAACGGCTCATATGCACCCTGCATGGTAACAGAGGGCATAATTGAAGGATGCTGTTGGAGATTCGAGACGAGATTCGATGCCATAATTAATTCCTTATAAGTTAAATCGGGGGCACTAGGCCCCCAAGGTAATTAATTATTGGTTGGTGTAACCTTGGCCCACGTTAGTGACCGAACCGTCAAAGTTACGAGCAGAATAGCTAACATCAAACATGCCAGCCAAAGTGCCGGTCACGCCAGAAGTAGTGCCAACAGTGAAGGTAACTTGAACGTCGCTGGTGCCCACGTTGGCCAACAATGCTGCAACAGCTGCAGTAGCAGTGAAAGCAATAGAAATCACGCCGCCAGTGGTGGTGGGAGTGATAGTACCAACAGAAGTGCCGTTAACAGCAACAGTAATAACCATGCCAGTAAAAGCCGAGGGAGCGGTGGTTTCAAACAAGCGCACGTTGGTGATAGCAGCACCAGCGGGGATCCACACGGGATCTTGGGTGGTAGAAGAGCTACCAGTGCCGTAGGTGGTGATAGCACCAGCTGCGTTAACACCAGAGAAGGTGACTTGTTGGCTGACAGACACTACGCCAGTGTTGTCGGGAGCGATGACGCCGTTGTTCGTGGGGTTGTTATATTTGTAGACACGAATCGGCTGATTGAAAGTAACTGACATGGGTTTTATTCCTATCTAGAGTTTATAGCCCCACTCAGTCGCTAGATCGTCTACTGGGAAGTTCAGTAGTCTGTTGGGGGCAAAATCTTCCTATAACTACTAATGCAGAAATTACGCATTAAATGCCCCAAATATCATACTTGTTTGACTTCTTTATATTCTCTGCGCCTGGTATCACTTGCAAGTTTTCCGGCACATGCAAACCAGATACATTACGACCCTGTAGCGGAATGATGTGGTCAACGTGCCAAGGAAACCCAAGCAGTTCAGTGCGTCTTTGCGCTAAATGATAGTATTCTTCTATCAACCACAACCCTTCGCTGGTTAGCCAGCATGGTGTGCGTTGCAGCTTGGCTGCGCGGCGTTTTGCTTCTAATGC